TAAGGTACAAATTCCAATAATGGCACACTTTGCAAAAATATCAGAAGAGAATGAAGTATTACAAGTTTTAACACTTGATAATAAAGACTGTGAAAACTCTGAAGGAGTTGAAACAGAATCAGTAGGGCAACAATATTTAGAAACACATAATAATTGGCCTGCAAATTTATGGATACAGACTTCATACAATACATTTAATAATACACATTCGGGTGGTGGGACACCTTTTAGAGGAAACTATGCAGGTCACGGTTATACTTGGGATAGTGAAAACGAAATTTTTTGGCCACCAAAACCATACCCTTCATGGGTAAAAAATATATCTGAAGCGAGATGGCAATCTCCAATTGGAGATGCTCCTGATTTAACGGCAGAACAAATAGCACAGAACGAAGCCAACACACATACAAATCAGTATGTTTGGAATGAACCTGGACAGTCTTGGGATTTGACAAATTAAGATATATTTAATAAGATACTTTCAATAAAGAAAGTATGAATATGTTGCAAACTATAGTCGTAGATAATTTCTTCTCAGATATTAATAAAGTAATTAATTTATCTAAAAAACTAAAATATCATTCAGCACCGGATAATGAAAACTGGCCTGGAATAAGAACAAAATCTTTACATTCTACACACTATAATTTTTTTAATGAGGTAATTTTACAAGTTTTAAATTACTATTATCCAAACTCTGAATTAAAGTATCACAATTCTCATGTTGCTTTTAGTAAACTAAAACATGGGGACAAAGGTAAAACGAGATTTCATCAAGACAATTGTAAAATCGCTGCAGTAATATATCTATCTGATGGTGATATGCAATCTGGAACTACAATTTTTCATACTAAAAAAGATAAACAAATAGTTGTTGCAAACAAGTTTAATACTATGGTAGCTTATGACGGTAAAAAATACCACGGTTATACAAGTTTAAAGCCAGGTAAAAAAGAAAGACTAACATTAAATATTTTTATAGAAGATGTAGAGGTGCTTACATGAATAAACATATATTAAGCGAACAGGCTTTATATTACGGCGATGTTAAAATGCCAGAAGGCTTTGAAATTAATTCATTGGAATTTTCTAAAACTATATTTGATTCTTTATCGAAACAAAAAGATTTTATTTTTTCTAAAGAGTGGGATAAATTAAATACTTATCTTATAGATTTTTTAAAACTTAAATTTAAATTAAGTTTAATTAATAAAAAATCATGGGGAACCATATGCACACCAAATGAAAACGTAGGGCCTTTGCTAGATGTTGATCCTGTTGATTTAAAAAGCTCCCCAGACTTTACAGTTCTATACGGAATAAACACTGTCGACTGTCATGTTAAAATTTATTACGATGACAATAGACGTAAAGGAAGAAGCTGGGATATAGAACTTGAACAAAATAAATTTATTATGTTTCCCTCTTCATGCACGTACAGTATTTTCAATAAACAAACTAATAATTTAAATTTTATACAAAATATAACATATGAATACATCTAATTATTATTGGTACTTTACATCAGCAATACCACCAAAGTTGTGTGATGATATAATAAAATATAGCTTATCAAAATCAGAGACTATGGCTAGAACTGGTGGATACGGAGACAAAGAATTATCTAAAGAAGATGTTAGAAATATGCAAAGAAAAAGAAGATCTGATTTAGTATGGTTAAATGAAAATTGGATATACAGAGAGTTGCATCCATACATACACGAAGCAAATAAAAATGCTGGTTGGAATTTTGAATGGGACGTTTCTGAGAGTTGTCAGTTTACAAAATATAAATTAAATCAATACTATGACTGGCATTGTGATAGTTGGGATAAACCTTACGATAAACCAAACAATCCTAGAGAACACGGTAAGATACGTAAGTTGTCTATGACGTGTCAGTTGACAGATGGTTCAGAGTATGAAGGTGGAGAGTTAGAATTTGATTTTAGAAATTATGATCCACATGTAAGAGATGAATTAAAACATTTAAAACAAGCAAAAGAAATATTGCCAAAAGGATCTATTATTGTATTTCCATCATTTGTATGGCATAGAGTTAAACCGGTAACGAAAGGAGTAAGATATTCATTGGTTATGTGGAACCTTGGATATCCATTTAAATGAACACAGTAGAATATTTTAAAACACCTATTTGGTTTGAACAAAAACCAGAGTTTTTAAATTCGCTTAATAAAGCGTCTAATAAATATATTAAAGAAGCTAAGAATTGTGAGAGAGCTAAAGCACACATAAAAAAATATGGTGACTTTGGTACAAGCTATCATTCTCCTTCTCTTGTAGATGACAATGATTTTTTTGATTTTAGAAATTACGTTGGTCAAAAATCTTGGGACTTTTTAGATTGGCAGGGTTTTGATCTAACAGATTATGCTGCAGTGTTTAGCGAAATGTGGGTACAAGAATTTTCTAAGAAAGGTGGTGGACACCACAGTGCACATGTACATTGGAATCAACATGTATCTGGTTTCTATTTTTTAAAGTGTAGTGATAAAACTTCTTACCCAGTTTTTCATGAACCAAGGACCGGGGCAAGAACAACTAAATTAAAATTAAAATCTACAAGAGATATTGTGCCTGCCTCTGAGATAATACATTTTAAACCAAGACCTGGAACACTATTAATTTTTCCAGGTTATTTAGAGCACGAGTTTGTAGTTGATTTAGGTATAGACCCGTTTAGATTTATACACTGGAACATTCAGGCAATACCGAAAGGCGTAGCTAAAGATGTTTAATAATATTTTTAGTAGTTTTGTTTACAATACAATAATAAGAACAGACAATAAAAAAATACTTGAAGTCTGTAATAAAGAACTACTAAATCCCTCTGATCACAATCAGGTAGATTTACCTAACAATAAAAACTTAAAACCTTTGTTAGATGAAATTAAACTTCATGTTGGCGTTGTAGCTAAACACATGGGGTATGGAGACAAAATAAAACCAGTATGCACACAGTCATGGATAAATGTAAGCAATGCAAGAGAAATCATTAAACCACATTTACACCCTAAAGTAGATCTGTCTTGTGTTTACTATCCTCTAGCAGATAACAATTCTAATAAAATAGAGTTTTTAAACCCATGTCAACAAGTTCAATACGTAATAAAAACCGATAAGATTGATAGCTGGAATCAGTATAACTCAGTAACATGGACAATTGAACCATCTGATAATAAACTAATAATATTTCCCTCTTGGCTACTACATTATGTCGTAGATAAAAATGATTTAAAAAGAATATCTATTGCTTTAAATTTTACTTTATAAAATGTTTAAAATAAAAAAGAATGTACTAAATAAAAATTTATTTGAGAAAATAAATACTAGAATTCAAAGTAGATATTTTCCCTGGTTTACTCAAGATTATATCAACTCACCTGATGAAAGTGGTTATGGTTATTTTACACATTATTTATATTTAGATAATAAAGTAAATAGTCCTTTCTATGATTTAATTATGCCAGAGTTTTTAAAACTTTTTAAAAATAAAAAATTATTAAGGTCAAGATTAAACCTATATACTAAAACACCTGAGACTATTAAACATGCATACCATGTAGACTATATGTTTAAACATAGATCAGTTGTATATTTCTTAAACGATAACGATGGTTGTTTATTTTTTAAAAATCCATTTAAAAAAATTAAACCAGAAAAAAATAAATGTGTTATATTTGATGGCAACTATGAACACGCCAGTTCTTCGTGCACAGATAGACCATACAGAATTACGTTAAATATAAATTATGAGTTTTAAAAAAAATAAATACACGGTTATTCGTCAAGCCATATCAAAAGACTTAGCAGCTTTTATTGCAAATTATTTTTTAATGCAGAA